GTGACGTTGGCGTCTCTTGCACTTATGGGTTGTCTCTTCAATGACTCGCAAGCCTTCTGGTATAACACACGTTTACCCGACTTATAACAAGACAGCACTTCCTCATAAGAGTGTCGATGCAAAGTACCAACTTTCGTGAGATACAATTTCTTGAATTTCGACATACGAAGTGCCCCTTGTTCCGGCTGCGGTGGTGGGACAAACAACCCCTGTTCGTTCTTAACGCGAAAAACACGTTCTTCCAATGCACGCACTATGTTTTTATATGACGAGTTATGAAAACCAATTAAATTACCAGCACTTAAACTGGCAACCACGGTACCAAACCGCGGTTTTGACTGTTTCCTGACCATAACATCCGACACAGTCAACTCTGGCAAACCTAAAGGTGGACTTTTAGTGCACATACCAGAGAATCGGACTAGGCCCCTCTAGCAGTAGTGTCCAGACTTGAAGTGTGAATAGGCTTCACTGTTGCGCAGCGCCTCTATCGATGCTCGCCTGTTGGAAGACTCATTATTATAAATGATTCGCACATTATCCAACTGTTTCTGGCAAGGTATCATCGCCATCGCGACTGGTTTATTGCACAAAAAGTACGTGTCAACTGAGTTGAGATTGAACTGTCTACATATTTCAATTGCAGACATTTTCAACGATTGCTCATTTAACTCATTGGCTGGTACAACACCATGCTTCGTGCGCAACTCCAGCTCGACTGCCTCCGCCGCCGCTTGCAACATGCCCATTCGGATCCGGTGCGTCTGCTTCTTAGCCGCCTTATGAGCGGCAGCAGGCACAACCTCCCCTTCCTCGTCAACTGGTACGTACTCGTTAAATTCCTCGTTGACTGAACGCACCTGTTCGATACATTCTGACAGAGGAATAGCACGTGGTATTTCGTTGACGCGCTCTTCTAATTGTTCGAAGTCATCCTCTATGACAGGCATGATAGGCATAAATCGTCGTACAAACGCCTCATGTATGTCACAGTTGAGACCCCAAAACCAAGCCTTGAACCCCATCCACCAACTTTTCCCTTGCTTCATAATAAAACTCTGCAGCTGACACAAGCGTGCCGCAGTAAAATTAGAAGTGAACCAGGTAAGTAACCTGTCGAAGGTGACGATAGCGATCACCATTTTCGATATAAGGGAAAGAAGAGGAAAATGCTGTATACACCGCAGTTACAATTTATCCCCACTATAGTGGTAGACCGGTGCTTCAAACCCCTGGTTGGGACAGGAGAGTAAAAGAATACGCAACAGCAGCGCAACTCTCAAAACGGAAGATGTGGGTTGTGATGTTTCATGCAATAGCGAAAAAGATAAGTACTACTGCCACGACAACC